GAGTACTACGGTGTACACGAGCTGATCCCTATGGGTTCTAGCCGTCTGCCTAATCTCGGTGGTGGTGAGCGTGGATTTTGTGATTGCACTTTGACCTTGGGTGTTTACCATCCACAGGCTCACGGTAAGATCACTCAGTAATCCTGATTAAATTTCAGGGGAGGGGCTGGTCCGATCCCAGCCTCTCCCTTTTTTTAATTTTAATTTTTAATATGGAAGTAATTACAAAAGAAACTACTTATTCTGATGCAGAGATAGATGCTGCATTTATGAACGAAATCAAGAACGGATTTGCCCTAGAGAAACAGACTGAAGCGGCCCGTGTCAATCAGGCTCGTAAAGAAGCTACAGCAGAAAAAGGCAAGGTGCATCCTGTATTAGGACGTTGCGTTGCAACTATTCCGCACCGTGAGTACTTCCGACTTATTAAAAAATATGGACAAGAGACAGTGCACTCCAAGGAGTTCCTGACTTACTTCCAAAAGAATTTCTCAGACCTTACGCCAAACAAGCTATAATGCAGACAAAAACCTACAGCGATTTATATAATTTAGTGCAAGCACTTTCGGGTGTAGGTAGTTTCACCGCAGAGGAGAAGCTTAATATTTTACAGTTCGTCAATCGACGAGCATTTGAAGCGTATCGGACTAGCCCTAGCTGGCCCAGGTACCTAGTCATTGGAGAAGAGCGTACGCTTGGTACAGATGGACTTGTGCCCTATGCGCAGACTGGCCTTGATACTATTTCTGACTTTCAGCGTATCTATCGTAGTCAACCCTTTTTACGGAACTCAGTACTAGAGTACGAGTTCTATGTTGATTCAAATGGAGCGCACATCCTAAATATAGTTACAACGGATTCAACTTCTGCATTTGTAAACTATCAAAAAGAACTACCTACCTTTACCGAGGAATCCACAGATATTCCTTATGAGTTTTTCTTCTACCTAGCGCACGCTGCATATGCTGACTTCCTACGGATGGATGGCCAGACTGACAAGGCTATGACGGAAGAACAAGTTGCGGGAACTTACCTTGCCCTAGAGCTAGAGAAGATTGACCTGCGTTCAAATAACAATACAATTAACCAGAAGTTTTCAACTTACGTAAACCGTCAATCAAGATAGCACCTGTGCTATAATACAATTATGAGTTCATCCAGAAACAATACCCTAGAATTTTCCTCAGTTGGATCAGAAGCTTTTACTTCTGGTGGATCTACAACTGGTCAACGCTATGGAGCGTTGCAAATGATTAACGACACTATCTTTTCAGCATTAGTTGCTAGTAATGTAGATGGCATTTCCAACCTGCAAGGCATTACTATTGCAGCGGGAACCGTACTGTATGGTCAGTTCAGTGCCTTCACGATTACAACTGGAGTTGTGGTAGCTCACAAGTACTAGTATGTACTTGAGCTTAAAGAGTTCACTGGATACTAAATCGACCAGTTCTATTACTCCACCACCTGCACCAGTATTTTCAACAACTCTGCGTTTTTTCGGAGCAACCAGTGTATTGGGCGGAGCTGAATATCAGATGGGTCAGTTGTGGCACGATTTGTCATTTGGAGCTAATAATGTTTGTGAGCTTACCGTAACGAAGACCAATCAAACTACTGATGTCGATATTACTAATTTTAATGACACAGGAACTGTGCAAGCTGTGGGTCCAGCCACTTTTCAGGTACGTGCACTCGGCAGTCGGAATGGGGTTCCTAGCACTATTCAAGGAGGTAGCACTGAAGATAGTGTAGGTATCAATGGCGGAAATCCAGGTAAGATAGACATACTTTCTGGTAATGAAACGGAGAAGATTACTTTCGAGGTGCGTGACTTAGATCCTGAATTTTCTTTTATCGTAAAAAGTATTCGTGTTACACGAGCTGGTTTCGTGCCTGTAAATCAAAAACCTTCTATGGTATTAACGGATTTTTCTTCTGGCACAGCTAACTATACTCCTCAACTAGGCGGAACTAACATTGTTAAATTTGATGACTTTGGAACACAGGATGTAACAATTCAGGGTGTAGGTGCTGGCATAGCAGGAAGTTTCACTATTGGAATAACGGGTGCTGATAATACTTCTTACGGACTCCACAGCATTGAGTTTAATGTTACCTTCAGTTAAATAACGATGCACGACATTATTTACAAATCAACCATAGGAACAGGGGGCTTCATCGCTACTATCGAACTGGGTCACATTAACGAACTTCTAGGTCTAGTTGTGGGTCTTGCTACTCTAGTCTATATGACTGCATCAGCAGTCAAGGTAATCAAGGAACTCCGAGATAAGGATTAATATGACACCAGAACTATTAGCAATGCTAGGCGGGGGCGTAAGCGGCTTCGTAATGAAGATGATTGCGGCACAGGCCGACAACCAGGCTCGTCTCTTTGAGCGTATGATTGCTCGTCAGACTGTAGCGGATGACTCAGCAGATAAGGCAGCAGCCCGTGGTGGTGTCTATATGCGGCGTGCAATTACGGCGGCAGTTATCTTTGCCATTGTAATAGCCCCATTTGTCTTCGCATTCACAGACATAGGTGTTAGTATCCAATCAGAATCCAAAGGCTTTCTAGGGCTATTCAAGAGCCTAGAATGGTCCACTGTACAGGGTTTTGTTATCCTACCAGAGATCCGCCAAACAGCTTTAGCCATCGTAGGGTTCTACTTTGGTTCCTCGCAAGTCAAATAACCAATAATATTATGTACGGAAGAAAAACAAAAGATGCTGGTAAAGGTTCCTGCGGTGAGAACAAGGGCTGCGGTTGTGGAAAGAAGGGCAAGTAATGCCTGACAAGTCCAAGATGAAGTGCAACGTACCCCGCCGTGAAGTACAAGGTGGGAAGAAGTTCGTCGTGAAAGCCTGCCAAGGCGGGACAGAAAAGATCGTACGATTCGGGGATGCTAATATGAGCATCAAGAAGGATCAGCCAAAACGTAAGAAAAGCTACTGCGCTCGCAGCGGTGGCATCAAGGGTAAGACTAATAAACTATCAGCTAACTACTGGAGCCGTAAGGCTTGGGACTGCTAAAATAATATAATGCCTGAATACCGCACATACGGAGCAAAAGACGATAAGATCCTAGAGGACCTCGATATGGGGTACACTGGGTTTAATGACTACCTGCGTCCCGATCAACTACAGCGTGGTATATTAGCAACCAGTAACAATGGTCGGCTTGGGCGTAACGGTGAGTGGCAGGTTAGACCAGGGATTGATTTGGTCAAGGCTCCCTTTGCTAGTGGTGACGATGTCCTTCGACTTCCAACTGCTCCCGAATTGGAAGCAGAACCTCCAGTTGTTGGCTTACTGCCAACTACTATACGAAGGGCAGAGCTTGTTGCCAATGTAATGGAATTATTCCTTGATCCATTGACTGAACAGGGCCACAAGTTTGAGGTTGGTCAAAATATTACGGTTGAGGGACTTGAATTTACAGCTCCACAATCTGATCCAAACGGAACGTTTGTTGTTACAAGTGCAGTTGATGGTTCAATAAATCAAAAAGTTAAATTTGATTTTACAGGAATTGATGCAACTTACAGGGGACCAGTTGTACTTCCAATTAAATTACCATTTAACTTAACCCTAAAAAGAGGGTCGTCTGTTGCTGGTTACAATATGCTACTGGATCAAGGTGGTATTTCAGAAGTTTATGCTAGTACGGCTTACAGCAATCCAAATGATTCCGCAAGTCAGTGGGTAATACTAGGGTCAAACGTAAGCGCACTAGCTATTAACCTAGCTGACCCAACAGTTACATATGACCTCCCGTACAAGGGTGGAGAGACAGCACCTCCGCTGTCGGATATGATTCAAGCTTTTAACAAGGTGTTCTTGTTTCGTGATGGCCAGACTGCCCTAGAATGGGACGGAAGCTTTGCCAATATTGAGTCAACAGAACTTGAGGTAGGTAGGACATATATCATTACTGCCCTTGGTGACACTGACTGGAATGACGTAGCTGGTACAACTGGAATTACATATGCAGTTGGTGATACAGTTGACATAGAGGTTGTGTCATTAGCAGGAACAGGCACAGCTCGCTCTGGATTCTCCCTTGTTGCAAGTGGTGAATACAGTCAGCCTACTGAAATTATTTGTGCTCCTGGTGACTTTGCTATTGTTGAAAGCAGGGGTATTGTTCACCAGACAGATGGTGTTTCTGTTGGATCAACCATCACTGTACTCGGTGCAGAAACAAGGGAAGCGGATCAAACCTCTGGACTACAGATTGGATCAGAGTTTGTTGTGGCCAAGCTGTATGAAGAGGGACCAAGTAGTACAATTGGTAATGCAGTAGGGGATCAAGTTATAGGTCCCGTAGAGGTCGGAGGAGACTATGATGGTCTTCGCAAGGTAACTCTCTTGCTTGTTAATACTTTTGATATTGGTGACCCGATTCAACTCGATGGATTCAGTACGAGTGCTGGAATTAATGGAGCAAGGTTTATTGCTGAGCGCACTAATAATTCATTTTCTTTTTATACTGCTGATTATAACAATAATAATTCTCCATCAGCAGGAACAGTTCATCTAGCCGATGGCTTTGAGTTCTGGGTACAGGCGGACTCAATTGATACGCACATTACGGATGGGCAAAGCTTACTTAGCACTCCAGTATTTACACGTAAGGTATCAGTCGGCCTTGGGTTTACCCATATGCCAGCACCTCCATATGCTACCTATCACCAGCGTAGACTGGTTATGCCGTATCGCTATACGGTTGAAAATACAGAGGGTGAATACACGGTCCGTGATAATCTTGATGAGATCATTGTGTCGGACATATTGGACGCAGATACCTATGACCAGATCTATGGTCAGTACAGGTTCAATGCTGGAACGGCTGATTTCAATGTTGGACTACTGTCCTTTGCGGATGACAAGCTAGTAGTATTTAACCGTAATTCAATTCACTTGGTACAGGGCAGCAGCCCTGATGCCTCAACGGTTCAATTAATTACAAATGAAGTAGGTTGCTTGGCCCGTAGGACAATTGTCCAAATTGGTAACAACATAATGTTCCTGTCTGACAATGGTGTATACGGAGCAAACTTCCAGGATCTGTACAATCTTCGTGGTAGCGAACTACCACTGAGTAGCAGTATCCAGACTACCATTGATAAGATTAATCGTCAGTACTGGGATCAGTCCGTAGCTGTTTACTTTAACAATCGCTACTACATTGCTGTCCCAACTGACGGAAGCACCGTCAACAATACTATCCTTGTTTTTAACTTTATCAACAAGCAGTGGGAGTCCGTGGATACCACGTCTGACGTGGACTGGGACATCGAGAACCTGATCGTAGCTGGTAAGAAAAGTGATCGTGCAGTATATGCAGTGAATGCCCTTGGAGGGCTTCACAGGGTTGATGCTCGACCTGATGGCGTTGATAGACTGGCTACTACTATTCCAGTTGAAGGAGGGCAGGAGGGCGTTATCTACAGCATCCCTGCTGAAGTAACTACCCGTCAGTTTACCTTTAATGACTTCGGTCGTAAGCGTTGGAATGAATTTGAGATGCACGTGCAGTCCAGTGCCTCAGAGCAATCTGACTTTGATCTTTCAGCGGAAGTAGAAAACATTGACGCAGAGGTAAATCTTAATACATTGAGTTCATACATTGGTGGAAGTCTCGACATTGACGAAGATGTTTCCGTCCGTGGTAGAATAGGTAACCGCCGAGGATACGGCATTCAATTTACAATTAATAATACACAGGGTCGCCCAAGAGTCCGAGGAATCAAAGTCTCAGGAGCACCTGCATCAAGATCAACAACTAGCGTACAATAATTATGGCTAATATTACAATTACCCCAACGGGTGCAGCATTTAACTCAACGGATACCGTAACTTCAACTCGTCTTAATGAAGCCCGTAACCCTACGGCTGCCTTGGTTGCTGCTTCTATTGGCACGGCTGACATTGCTGATGATGCAATTACCCCTGCACTTATTGCTGACAATGCAGTGACTACACCTGCCATCCTAGATGCCAACGTGACCACTGCAAAGATTGCAGATGCCAACGTAACATTTGCCAAGCTGACCGATGTCATCGACGATGACACAATGGCTACGGCTACTGATACTACCTTGGCTACTTCGGAAAGCATCAAGGCTTATGTAGATGCTACCGCAGGAGGCTTTACTCCAAGCACCTATGCTGGTGAAGAAAGTGTAACACTTCCCAATGGTTTGATTATGAAGATGGGATCAACCATTAATAAGACATTTAGTTACGGTACTGCTTTTCCGACGAATGTCGTAAGTGTCACTATTTCCAATCGAAGTAGTTACGGCGATACTTACGGAAATGCATCATTTGTGACCAGCTCTAGTGCTAGTGGATTTACAATTTCCTCGGGAATCAGTGTGAGCGGTAATGGACCTTGGTTCTGGCAAGCAATCGGATACTAATGAACCCACTCCTTCAATCAGTACAACAATTTAAATTATGGCCATTATAAATAAAGGAACAGCTTTCTCCAATGGGGAGCAACTCTCAGCAAGCAAGCTTAATAATTTAGTAGACGGAGCTACCTTTGGTGCTGACTCCGTTGATAACTCTAGTACACTGCTAAACGCAACAGGAGCTATTACAGTTCGGGACAGCGGTATTACTGCTGCTAAGCTGGCTACTAATGCTGTTAATACTGCGAAGATCCTGAATGCTAATGTGACCTTTGCAAAACTTGCTGATGTCATTGATGATGACACGATGGCTACGGCTACTGATACTACCCTTGCTACCTCAGAAAGCATTAAGGCTTATGCTGACGCAGCACCAAAAGCACAGATGAAAGTAAACAATGTTTCAGGTGCTACTTATAATGGTGAAGAAAGTGTAACGCTCCCTAATGGTTTGATTATGAAGATGGGGGTTACTTCGGGCCTGCAAACACAATCTCCATTAGTTGTTACCTTTGCTGAAGAATTTCCAAATGGAATCATTATTGCTCAAGCTACCGCCACCAATACAAGTGCTGGGAATGGTTCTATTTATGATTACTGGTATCAGGTTGTAAATCAATCCCGTAAGGAATCTGTGTCTCTTATTGCTCAGGGATCTTCTACGAACCCAACTGCTCACAATGTTAATTGGATGGTAATCGGATACTAATGAACCCCCTCCTTCAATCAGTACAGCTAGCGTTGCAAAACGCTACGCAAAAGGAAGCCCTTGTCTACATCGACAAGGTAGTGGACTTCTGTATTGAAAAGGAGAACGGCAAGGTACTGGACGGATGGCCTCGTGACTTAATACAACTTCTTGTGGCCTACCATATGGCCAAGGATACCTTCATTGCAGAGCAGGACGCAGAGGGTAATATCCTAGGGGTCTTTATGTGGTATAATTGCGACGAGGAAGACGACTGGTTCTTTGTTCAGAACTGGGAAGCGGACAGGGAAGACGGCAATGCAATCTTTATGGCCTTCCTATTTGCAGAGGATAATCAATCTTTTAAAAAACTTACACATAACTTCATTACTCAATGCCCTGAGGTTATGCAGAAAAAACTACTAGGCATACGATACAGGCAAGGTGCTCCCACTAGAGTGGTATACAGCACTGCATTATTCAACAAAATCTTAGGAATATAATATTATGGGAGGCGGAAAAGGAGGATCATCAGCACCACCACCAATTGACCCTGGAAAGTCAATGGGTGAATACTTATTCGGCAAGAGCTTTAGTGGCTCTTACCAGGGCATCACGGACCCTCGATTGCAGGAGCGATTGATTAGTGCTGAACGGACGTACCGTCCGCAGTACACGGCACTAGAGCTGGCTGACATCGGCGTAATGGCCCGTGGCATTGAAGCTGGTGCAGCAAACCCAGAGTACGCACGTTTAGAGGCAGAGCTTGCTGGCTTACAGGCTGGTCTAGAGGCTGGAGGATCACGTACGCAAGCGGACATTGAAGCTGCTGCTGACAAGCTTTACCCATTAAAGGATATGGGTGCTTTTGGTCGAGCGACTGGTAGGTTTGATAGAGGATATAAAGAGCAAGCAGCAAAACGTGAAGCCTTTATAAGTGCACTTGGAGATGCAGGTCAGGATCGTGCAGCACGTATTGCACAGATCGAGACACAGATGCAAGGTATGTCTCCGACCCTTGAGGCTACTCCTGGGTTGTTTGACCTCCTTGAAGAGCAGTCAACCCGTGCAGGTGCATTACAGCGTGAGCAACTAGGCTTACAGCGTGCCTCAGATGTAGCTGCACTAGAGGAGTTCGCACCTCAAGTAGTGGATGCTTACCGTACGGCTGACCCTTACAGCACAGGACTTGCCGAGCAGCAGACTGCTATGGCTGATGATCTTTATCAGCGTGCTCAAGGTCTTAACCCAGAGCAGCAACGTCTAGCTGACCAACAGGCATTACAGATGTCTCAGCGTGCAGGTCGTGTAGGAGATGAAAGCTCTGTAGCTGGACAGATCCTTGGACGTGAGCAGTACCTGTCTGGCCTTCGTAGTCAAGCAGCAGGTATGGGGCAACAGGCTTTCGGTATGAACCGTCAGCTTGCTGGTGATCTAGGTATGACTATCTTAGGTCGCCCTTCTTCATCTATTAACCTTGGCGGTCAAATGCTAGGACAGGCACAGCAGGGCGCAGCAGGACCTATGGGACCTCAGTTGTTCGATCCTAATGTAG